TGATCATAAAGGACTACCACAATACTTAGCTAATAAGATACATCATTAATATTAATAAATAAAAGCGTATGATTTTGACATGTATTTTAAATATATAGAACAATAATTACAAAATAAGATAAATGATATAGATGAAAATTAATAGTTTAAATAAAAAGCTTAATTTGCGGTGTAGGTGTATAAGCGTTAAGAATAGTAGTATGGTACTTACAGCTAACGTGATAGAAGATTTGAAGACATAATAGAAGAAATAGTGTAAAAATGGTTATAATAAATTTAATAATGGTAATCTAATACAATATAATATATATAATAATTATATGCAGATACTAAAAGAAGTTCTATTCTTGTAACATTTTTAGATGAAGTTATTCGCGCAGGATATAAAGGATTTAACATAAAATTCGAGTAAATGAGATTACATATAATAGATAGCTTTGGCGATAGTCATACTTTTTTAGAATTTTTTTAGAAACTAACTCCGGTATCTGTTCGTGATACATTATACACGGCCATGTAGAAAATACTAGGAAGTTTGAATGAATACTACGAAATAATATTATAAAATATAGAAGACAGTTAACTGTTCGAATGCACTCAGTAGTAAAAATTATGTCAATACGGGAAGAATTTTATACTAAAATTATAATAATTAATTTAATAAGCATTTCATGCAGAACCATAACTTTTATAATATAACGTATTCTCTAGATTGTAGTACTCATTGAGACAAATTAGACATTATTATAGATAAATTAAGAATACTGAAGTAAACTTAGAAGTTAAACATAAAATTATTATAGGTTGGTAGATTATTAAGAGTAAGATTAAACATTATAGAGAGATTATACTAGGCTCGAGTTTATATTATAAATGGTAGTAAATACAGATACAAAGAATACTGAGAGATTATATATAATAATTTTAAATAGATGACTTGTAATATAAACAAATACTAATAATAATAAAATAAACGATTATTTAAGTTAGATAGTATTACTAATAATACTTCAGTACAAGATCTTGAATACAATATGCTATATAAAACATAACTAATTACTACGTAGATTAATTAATTTAACAGTAAAATGAAATGGTATAATAAATTATAGAATTAAAATAATACGTAGTTCAATAGTACACACTCCAATAATATAAAATAGTATATAACCTTACTTACTCGTTTAACGTTACACAAGACTATGTTTAGAAGTTCTATGCATCTATTATAGAGAGTAGTATTAATAATAGGACTAAATAAGTAGCGTAAAGCGTACTAAATAATATTACTGATTATGTTTATATAATAAGAAACAGTACATAATATTAGAAATTAAGTAATAAATACTACAGATACAGCGACTAGTTGAAATAATATGCCATAAGACAATACAATTACA